CTTCAAAAAGCCAGTTCGTTGATAACCAGGTTACTTCACTTGTTGAGGTGAAAGTCATAATTAATGAGGCAGTAAACCCGATGCCCACAACACCAACCCAATCAGCACTAGCATTTGTACCACCCGACCAGTATGCATCGTCCCAATCAGAATTATCCCACATACCGTAATTTATGCCTGCTTGCTGTTTCGGAGCATCAACTGTGTCAAACTGATAATCAGTGTTTATGCCGATATTATAATCAAAATTACCATCTGTGAGGAAAGTAGGTCGAACCATCTTAAAATGCTTATCTTGACTCAGATTGTCGAAGAATGAGAACGATTGTTGAACACTAGCAGTAATGGGATTACCACCTTCATTATTATATTCAACCTTATCTTTCGTCCCTTCCCATGCTCGGTAGACAGCACCAATCGTACCGAATAATAAGTTTTCCCTGGTAGTCATCCAACAGGAAGCAGGCATACCGGTAAAAGTACACCATGCCTGGCGAACAGTGTTAAAAGCTAGTTGTGCATTTTGGCTAGTTTCAACACCCGGAACATTCACCAAAACCATATTTGCAGCAGGATAATTGACTAACTGCCACCCTTCTCTTGATGAACCTTCTGTGGTGAGTTCTGAAATAAGGTTTTGAATTTTTATAGAAAGTGCAGATGAGAATGGTGAACCATCTTGAGATTGTGCCACACCATTCATCGAGATGAGACCGTATTGAGTGAGAATTGCAACATCACCACCATACTTCATGAAGCATCTGCGATTGAATGTGGCACCGATAAAGTAGACACCCACAAGACTCCAATTAGCAGGTGCATCATTAACATCTATTCCTTGATAAACTGCTACTTCACCTGAACTGGAAATAGCCAACAAATAATCATCCGAACCATCACCACTATCTCTAGTCCATGTGGTGAGTGCCTGCAGGTAACCACCACGACTAAAAACAGGCCCAAAGTCGAAGTTACTAGCTATACCAAAAATTTGATTTGGTGGAAGATACCAACCGATTGCACTGTCCTTCTCAATGGCCCACAGTCTACGCTGATGGATTGTACAATGAATAAGGTCAGCAGGGTCAACACCATTCCATGTACCCACATCAACACCATCGCCTGCAGTCAATCGTTGCCATCCTGTGTCAGAATACCAAATGCCATCATCTACACCGTTAAAGCCGATGAGGTGGGTACCTGCGTCATTTCCCATTGAAACGTGCTGTACTTTAGGTTCAGTGAGAAGAACATCAGGGGGAGCAGTAACATCACCAGGAAGAGTGATATCGTAGATACCATCTTGGTCAATAGCAAATATGGTTTCGACACCAGTGTTTGACTTCCAAACCATACCGGTCTCAACTTCACCATTAAACCCATCAGCATGTTTAACTGTGCCTTTTCTGAGCACGCAACCATAGGATGAAGGGTACCAATTACGAAGAATAATGGCATCTTCCTTACCCATCGATGATAGAGCGTCATAGGCGTTAAGCCCACCAATGGGGCAAACAACAGTGGTAGATTCAGATATTTGTCTCATACTCTCCAATTCCCATCAGGCACATTATCACCTGTAATATATCTACCATAGTGTTGATGAGATAAATTGAGCACTGGTGCACCTTTATCCCCACTGGTTATAGCATCATATATTCTAGCAAGATCAGTATCGTAAGCTGTTGTGTTAAGACCTTTGGCCTGCCACATTTTCACTTTGAGATACTTAATTAACAAGTATTTATCGAAGAGTGGAATATCACCGTCGTTGATAATTGTTGCCCTGTAGACATCAGGATCATCAAACGCTTGCACCCATCCATTAGATATGTACTCAAAATTGTAGATTTCACCGTCATCACCAGGAACAGGGTCAACAATTAGCTGACTTCCTTGGATACGGAAACTTTGATATACAGGACTTCCAAGACTACCATTTTTGATCGATTGCCATACTTGAGGAGACATTGGCCCACGAACAGGAGTCAGTTCTAAACTACTTGACCATAATGTTTGGTTGATGATTTTTTCGAAGTCTGAGGGCAGATCGTAAGCGTCCTGATCTGCTACGGTTGTGATGATGCCCAAGCGGTCAAGGAATTGCCACTGAAAGGTCTGTGCCAACTCATAACCTGCTGCATTCAGCAAGGCTACAAGTTGCACATTATTGCTATCCTTTGAGGAGACCGCTTCATTTGGGACAGGTAGACCAAGTTCTGCACAGGTCTGTTGAATAATCTCTAAAACGGTTCCTCTCATGGGACACCTCTATTTTTTAGAAGGAGTTTTGGCCTCAGTCTTTTGAGAATTTAAACCTTCAATAAGTTGTTCGATTTGTTGTTTCAGGCTTGCAATCTCACCATCACGCTTTTTGAGTTCTGATGCGATTTTACTGTTTACCGCCTCACCTTTGGCAGCTTCAAGGAATGCCAATGCTCTACGCTTCAGATCATTAAAATCTGGAATCTGTTGACCATGGGTATCACTAAGTTCAGCAAGATGCTCAACAGTCGAAATGTTGAGATATTTCAACTCAGCAACACGACCAACAGTCATCTGAGGCCATGCTTCAAGAGGAGTACCAGACTCAGACTGTTTGGAGTTTTCTTCAAATCGTTTCCATCTGTCAGCAAAACGGTGCATGTGTATCTTCTTCACAGGCTGATCAAGATTTGAATTACGATCACCGGGAATCAATATTCGAACATAAGGTTTTTCATCAAAGATTGGTCTACCTTCTTGATCTGATTTGAAGTTGTTTTTAACAGCCTTCATATAAAATGTAACACGAAGTTTTTCATCACCTGCAAATCTTGCACCAGGACTATCATCCATCACAGCGGATTCACCGTAGCCATTTAACCCTTCCATACTTACCTCACTTAAAAAATAACCCTCCGATAATCAATATCGAAGGGTTTAGTTTATGCCAATACTGCCCAAAACCATTGGTCAGCGACAACACCACCTATGACAAAACACTCATGTGTGGTACCTGCAGCAGTTACACCTGCAACTATATCAAAAGCACCACCTTCAGCAATTGTTCCACCTGCTTGTACCCATGTAGCATCAGAAGAGGCCACATCGCTAGTAACAGGTGCTACAAAACCTGCAACATTATCTTCTTCGATAACATTGGTGTCCCATGCTGTAGTGGTATTTACACCAGTATAGTTGGTATTTCCTGTAGGGAACAGTGCGTCTTGAACATAGGCACCGATTGGTGGCTGAGTTCCGACAATCCCTATTGTTGATCCTGCTTTTCCTGCCATAATATACCTCCTTGAAATGGTGGGGCCAGTAGCACCCCACCATCAAGTTTAAGATCAATACTACTCGATCATCTTACCTTGGAATTGGAGGCCACAAGAAGTCAAGTTGCCTGCCCAAGCGAGAATCTGAACCTCAGCATCCTGGTTCACTGAGTAACGTGAGTTAGGGCTAAGGGGCACCATGTCACGAGCAGAATGAGGACGATACTTGATGTACTTGGTGTTCAAGAAATATGCTTCCTTGGAACCCATGAAACCACCAATACCACCATCGAGAACAACATCAGCATCCATAAACTTTATGGATACAAAACCAAGATCAGCATCTTGAGTAGAACTAAAACGCTGAAGATTCTGAAGTGATGCCATGTAGAATTTCCAATACTCGTTATCCACAATGATCATATCCGGTCTATCCATACCACGAACAAGACTTGCCCAAATGGTATTAAAGTATTCCTGGATATTATCCTTAGTGGTAGCACCACCACCATCGGCAACAGCTTCAAACTTCTGGTTACGCCAGAAAGGAAAAGCAGCACGATCAATACCACCAACAGTACCGGTTGAAGGATCATCAGCAACCTGAAGAGCAAGACCAGTGATTTCTTTACCGCCAGAACCTGTACCATCAGAGTAAACACCCTGTGCAACAAGGTTGTTCATGGTTGATTCGGCAACCGAGATACGACCTTCCATAAGATCGATGATACGCTCTCGTCCGGCATTCTGAAGTTGCTCAAGGCCGGAGATAGTTACAGGAACAGCACACTGCTTGATGTCATAGTTTGCTGCAGAAATGACATCCTGAGCAGCAACAGGAAGAGTCTCATACCCTGAGTACCAACCTGCGTTTCCGTTTTCGGCAAAAGAGAGTTCTTCAACAATCTCATTACCACCGGAGAATTTTTTTACATTACCACGCTTCTTCAAACGAGAAAGAAGGGCATTGTTTTTGGTTACGTTATCGGCAATAACACCAGACCGACTTTGAATAGTAGTTGCGATAATATCGCT